AGGAACTCCATATTTGGATCATTTTTTGCTGGCCTATCAATAGTGATTAATAGACTGTTTAAGTCTTTCGTTATGCTTGTTAATTTCGTGTTTGTAGGTGCGCAAGTTTTAATTATTAGGAAGTCCAATCTTGCAAATGTGTTGTTAATGACTCTGTTGTCATGACTACTTATTGCATCTATGTACTTGCTTGAGTCATCTTCGTTCACTATTGCATCAAACTGTTCAAAGAAGCCGTTTTTGGTAAAGTAATCTTCATTCACTCCGAAGACTACTGGGTTGAACATATATAAATTCGAATTGATTTGTATTATATGCACTTCATAATTTTCAGTTATCATAGCAATAACATTTGCTATGCCGTTTTGTCTTTTTCCGATGTTTATTCTCTTGTTCATGGCTCTAATGGTGTAACTGTCAATCAAGTGCGTCTCATCTACATCACTGGTTAGTTTGTATATTTTCTTTTTCTCGGTCACTATGTCAACTAATTCTAAAGTCTGCGTCGTTATGAACTGGTCGATGAATTCACTGATTGGTCTTCTGCCGTATTTATCGTCAAAATGGTAGAAATTCTCTTTTGTTTTCTTCCACCCCCATATATGTTTGATAACAGTCAAATCAATAAATCCAATGAATTCCATTGGTTTCTTGGCTTTATTCATGTATTTGGTCTCTTCCGCTGTGTAGATGCGTCGTAATGCAGAATATTTTTTAGCCCAATCTTGCATAGAAATTGCTTTCAGACCCTGTTTAGCTGTTGAAGTGATTTGTGCGTTGCGGCAGTCTACGTTACTTTTAATCATATATTCAGTTCCATCTCGTAGTGGAATATCATTCTCTGCGTAGATGCTTGTAATCATGTCTTTCCAACATGATTGATTATCTTTTGTCGCTCCAAATCGTGTTTTCTTGTTACAAAAGATAGCTTTCATTTTCTTTGTCTTGACGCGAATCTCTTTGTCAACGTGCCACTGACCATCCACGATTGCTATGTAACCGACCATCGTCTTTTTCGGAATTGTTTCCACGATGTGTTTGGCGGTCAATGCACCATCTTTAG